TACGGAATTTCAGATGCGAGCATAACGAATTTGTTTTTTCTTAAAACCTCAACGGCAGCGCGGGAAAACGGGCGCATTGTGTACGGCTCAGAAACTTACGACATTTACCGCATAGAAAAGTACCCAAACCATTATGAGGCAATTGTAAGGCCGGTGGTGAGCTGATGGCAAACGTTAGCGGATCAAAAGAGTTAAAAAATCGGCTTGAAAGCATTCAGAAAACCGCCACAAACGAAGTCGAACAAGCCTTATTAAACGGTGCGCTATATGTCGAGCGTGATGCCAAAATAGCGGCTCCGGTTGATACAGGGAGATTGAGGAGCAGCATAACGCACGACGCGAAAGATTTCGGATCAGAAAATCCGTATGTTGAGGTCGGCACAAATGTCGAATACGCGCAGGCGGTTGAGTACGGGACTTCAAGAGCCCCGGCGCAACCGTTTTTAATGCCCGCACACGAACAGAATAAACAAAAAATACTTAAATTAATCGCACAAGCCATAAAGAACGGAAGTGGTATGTAATGCTAAGCATAAAATCCGCTGTCGTAACGGCACTACAAACCTCCACGGCTTTAGCGACATTGCTCGGAGCGGGAACGAGGATATTTTATAAAAAACCTGATGTAAAAAGCACAAATATATTTCCGCGAATTACCTATTTTGAAATTGATAACACAGGCAGTTTATATGCGGATAACCAAGAGATCGCAAGTGCAATTTTATATCAAATTGACCTATGGAGCACGAGAACGGCGAGTTTGACCGAAACGGCTATCGAAGTTGATTCAATTATGACGGGATTAGATTTCAGGCGTTTAGCAGCGCCAGATTTAGACGATCCCGATCCGAACATCAACCACAAAGCAATGCGGTTTCGGAACGACTATGAAGACCCTACATTTTAGCAAAGGAGGAAATTAAATGCCAAAAATACTTACTGGTCTTGACAAATTTTACTATGCATTAATGAATTACGACACAACGGCTGGAATGAGCTATCAAACTCCCGTAGCACTAAAAGGCGCAATTACCGTTGGCATTGCAGAAAATTCGGAAATTTCAATACTTGATGCAGACGATGGGCCATATGATTCCGAAGAATCAAGCGGACCGACTGAGCTAGATATCGGAATAGCTGATATGTCGCAAGAAGACGAAGCCGCAATTATGGGGCATACCATTACTGGCGGTGTTATGAGCGAAGCCGAAGCTGACCGCCCCGTTGATATTGCGTTTGGCTTTAGAGCAAAAAGGTCAAACGGGGGTTATTCTTATTATTGGTTCTTAAAAGGCAAGTTAGCAAAGGCTGACATGAACCATGAAACAAAAAGCAGCCCCATTAAATGGCAAACCCCCGTTTTTAAAGCAAAGTTTTTACCCCGCGTTTATGACGCACGTAGAAAATATAGGGCTCGTGACGATGCAACAGACTACACGGCGGCTATTGGAACGGCATGGTTCAGTTCTGTTTACGGAACAACCGCAGACACAACGGCCCCGACGTTCTTAAGTTCTGTTCCGTCCGCGTCAATGACGTCGGCCGCGCAGACCACCAATTTAACTATCACATTCAGCGAGGCCATTCTTTCAAGCACAGTCACAGCGGCGAACTTCTCCATTATTTGCGCAACCGGATCGCAGACAATACCGATTGCGACATTCGCAGTATCGAGCGCAACCGTTACCTTGACACAGGCTTCGCTTATGACTGCTTCGACCACGTACAATGTCGTTATCGGAATGGGTGTAAAAGACGAGGCTGGCAACGGATTGTCCGCAACTCATACTTATAAATTCACCACATCAGCATAATTCAAAACACGGGGCGGGGAAACCCGCCCCTAAATATTAAAAGGAGCGTCTTAAATGAGAAAATTACTGGCTAAAGATATAGCGCCGTTTACAAAAATACTTGCAAAGATGGAACTCAAAGATTCAATAAAAACCATGTTCAGCGGAAATAAAGACGAGCGTGGCGCGATGATTTCCGAATTAATATGGGGCGTTGTTGAGAACTTCCCAAAAGCAGAAAACGAACTCTTTAACTTTCTTGCGGATTTAGAGGGGAAAACCTTTACGGAAATTTCCGAACTTCCGCTCAATGACTTTATTGAACTTATAAAAACCCTGTTCGGAGAAGAAAACATCCCTTTTTTCAAATCTGCTGCGAAATAAACGCAGCCGATCTATATGATTTAATTTTAAGAAATTACCACGATACGCAGTTTGTTTTAAACATGGAGATAGATGATTTTATATCTCAAACTCAAAAAATTGCAGATCACGAGCTCAAAGAAAAAGTATGGGACGTATGGCTTGCGAAGCTCCCGTATATGCGCGAAAGCGATTATGTTTCCTATGAAGAAATGCTGAACATCGTAAAACAAAAAGAAAAACCAGAACTTTCAAGCGAACCGATCAGCGGAGTTTACGTTGACCAGGTTCTTTTTTAATTGAGGCGGTGAAAACATGTCCGAGGATATAGGCTCTTTGGTCGTCCGAATAGAGGCCAATTTAAGTAACTTTAATTCAAATATTACAAGCGCGGCTGATAAAATAGGCGGGTTTGATTCAAAGGTTGAATCTATGGCCTCAAAAGTAAGCGACGGATTTAAAAAAATCGTTACAGCCGCCGCAGCCTTAGGCGCGGTTAAGGCAGTCGGAGATTTTTTAAAAAGCTCAATCGAGGACGCCGCCGAAGCCGAGGCGAATCTAACCCAATTAGAAACTGTCATCAAATCAACAGGCGGAGCAGCCGGAGTGACAGCAGAATCCGTTACTAACATGGCCGCATCTCTACAAAAAGTAACTAAATTTTCAGACGATGCCATAATCGCGGGCGACAATATGCTTCTCACATTTACCAACATAGGCAAAGATGTATTTCCGCAGGCCACCGAGACTATGCTTGACATGGCGCAGTCTTTAGGAATGGATGCCACAAGCGCGGCTATACAATTAGGCAAAGCCTTAAACGACCCTACGGACGGCGTTTCAAAATTAACAAGGGTAGGGGTTACGTTCACCGACGAACAAAAAAACTTGATTAAATCTCTCCAGGAAACCGGAGACGTTGCGGGAGCGCAAAAAGTAATGTTGCAGGAGCTTCAAAGAGAGTTTGGCGGCTCTGCAAAAGCGGCAGGAACTACATTCGCGGGGAAATTGGAGATTTTAAAGAATGCATTCGGAGAAGTCAAGGAATCAATCGGCGGGGCGTTAATGCCTGTTTTAACGAACCTCATGACTTGGTTCAGCGGGAAGATGCCCGCTATTCAGGACTTTGCGACAAATGCGTTTAATAAAATATCCGACGTAATAAGCCCTATCGCCAATGCCCTCGTTCCTCTATTGCAGGAAGGATTTAATTATTTTACAACAACTATATTGCCTCCCCTGCAAGCGGCGTTTCAAAACTTTACTTCAAGCGTCCTGCCACCCTTGCAGGCCGCGTTTCAAAGCTATATCGACAATATAATGCCAGTTTTGCAAAAAGCATTTGAGGCATTCACAACTACAGTTTTGCCCGCCTTACAATCCGCTTTTGATAATATCACGCAAAATGTATTGCCTCCGCTATTCACGGCGTTTCAATATTACGTCGATAACGTAGCCCCTATAGTTGCCGAGGCGTTTAATTATCTAATTGATAAGGTCTTGCCGCCGCTGATCGAAATATTCAATTATATAACTAACGAAGTAATACCCATGCTTGCGGCTAAATTTCAGGAATGGATGCCTAAAATAGTTAAAATTGTTCAGGGATTGTGGGATGGAATTAAGCCAATTATAGATTTTATAGTTGCCGCATTTGAATTCGCGTGGCCCCAAATTAAAAATGCCGTAAGCAACGCAATTGAAATGATAAGCGGAGTGATTGACGGGTTATTAAAAGTTTTACAGGGCGTTATCGACTTCATAGCGGGCGTTTTTACTGGCGATTGGGATCGCGCATGGAATGGGATATTGGAAATTTTTGAAGGAATAGGAGATGCAATTGCAAGCGTTTTTAAAGGTTTAATAAATCAAGTCATTAACGGTTTAAATTTCTTGATTCAAAAATTAAACGGAATAAACATCGATATGCCCGATTGGGTTGAGGAAATGTTCAATATTGGAAGCATAGGATTTTCAATCCCAGAAATACCAAAATTAAACGTCGGCACAAACTTTGTACCATTCGACACGGCGGCTTTTATACATAAAGGAGAGGCTGTTATCCCTGCCGAAAACAACCCAAGCAATCCTAACGCGTCAAATCCGATAGGCTCAATAAATTACGCCAATATGTTCAACGGCGCAACATTTATTGTGAGGAATGACGACGACGCGAAATTAATAGCCAGAGAGATTTTTGAACTTAATCAAACAGGATATAGGGCGGTGGGGGTGGAGACATGATAGGGTTTACCTACGATGGTATACACAGCAGTACATACGGAATATCTGCCAAGACCGTGACGCGCCCTCTTCTGCCTACCTTAACGGCGAGGAAATTAACAATACCTGGGCGCAGCGGAAGTTATGACTTTGGCGACAACGTGTTTGAAGATCGGATTATCGAGGTAGAGCTTCGATATATCGGAACGAGTTTTAATGAATTGAGATCACGCGCCAGAACAATATCGGCATGGCTAAGCGGATATTCAGGAAAGAAAAACCTTATTTTTGACGATGAAGCCGCCAAATATTATGTCGCAAAAATCTATTCTTCAATAGGGCTGTCGAATCTTTTTACAATCGGAGAATGTAAAGTCCAATTTGAGTGTGAACCATTCGCGTACTCTATAACTTTACGAGGAGTTACGGCAACGGTTACGGCCTCGGGAGAGGTCTTAACAATTTCAAGCTCCGGCACTGTTGAAACCCCACCGATTGTCGCTTTATATAACGATGGAACGAGCGCAATTTCAACATTCACCTTAACGCGGGAAACTTTAATATAGGAGGGATAATATGTCAGTTATCAGTAATTACTTGGCAGATCTTGCTTTAAACTTATCTTTGCGAGGCTCGGAGTGGACGGCAATAGCAACGGTTTATGTTGCGCTTTATACTTCAAACCCCGGAAAGGCCGACACAGGAACGGAGTTGTCAAGCGCAGGGGGTACGGCTTATCTGAGGCAATCTGTGGCCTTTGGCGCACCGTCTACAGTAAGCGCGATAGAGACAGTATCGAACAATGCAGACGTCACATTTCCGATTGCCACAACCGACTGGGGAGCCATTACACATATTGGCATAAAAAATGCGGCGGACAGCTCCGCTGGTAATCTATTATGGTACGGTGAGCTTACCGTGTCAAAAACCATCAACACGGGCGATAGGTTAAAATTCTTATCCGGCGACCTGATAGTAAACTTGGAATAGGGGTGTCGATATGCTGACTTACTATCCTGGTAAAATAAACTCAATTCAAACAACATTAGTTTCAGCAATTGACACAGTAGATTCAACAATAACAGTGACCAATATATCGGTATTTCCGGCAGCCCCGAATCTTGCCACCATAGGCGTAGACTCCGCGGCTGAAACAATTCTTTATACCGGCATATCCGGGAGCGATTTAACCGGAGTTACAAGAGGATTTCAGGGAACAGCCGCATCGTGGGCGATAGGCGCGACTATAGCAAGATATTTTACAGCCTACGATCACGACACAGTTAATCAAAATGTTGAAACCCTCAACAAATCTTTAATGTGGGGAGGAATATAAATGAGCGATGTAAGCAAAAGACTAGCGTCCGGCACAATGGAGGGCGCAACGGGGTCAACGACCTTTTTCACAGTATCCGCTGCGAGTACGATATTTTTAAAGTCTGTTTTAATCTCAAACGTCGGAACGGCGGACGCGAGCTATACTTTGACTTTAAATGGCGACGAGTTCCCTTTGTCTGCGACATTAACTATAAGCGATAAGATGATAGTTATTCCTTATCTTGATGCTGTTTTAAGCGCGGGCGCGACCATAGGCGGATACTGCAATACCGCAAACGCTTCAGTAAAATATTACATCTCTGGCAGAGAGATAACGGGGTGAGTCTATGCATGGAACATTAGATACATTTAAATTGAATAACAGCAAAATCGGAGGCCCGTCAGGGATTCCGAGCATCATTGAAGCCGGGACTACGCCCGTAAAACAATCTGCGACGGTTTATAGCACGACAAACCCTGCATATACCGCCGCAAACACGCTGACAATGGAAAAGGCCGGTACATATAGGTTTTATACCGGCGAGGGCGTCTCCGACAAAACCACCGGGTCTACCGCGGTGTGTGTATTATATAAAAACGGTGTGGAGGTCGGGGTGGAGCACACTACGGCAGTTAATAGCGGATCGGTTTTTAGCGATAATTTAAGCGTCGATGCGGGCGACGTGATAACGGTTTACCACAAAGAACCTAATAACAACGTTGCACCCGGCGTTCTTAATTACTTTTTGACCGCTTGCATAAATTGGGATAATGGATTTTAGGTGATTATATGTTTAACCGAACCTATTTCAACATAACGCCGTTCAATAGACCGCTTTTCAACTTCGTTTATGTTGGGTCTCTACTCGAAGGGATGGGCGGTCTGTATCCATCGCCCGTGATTGAGGCCATTGGCGCGGTTTTGATGCAGGGCGTTGGGGCGCTTGAATTTACGGTATCCACAGGAGGAGCGGTATTGCTGTCGGGCGTGGGCGGCTTTTCCATAGAGGGCTTTAAGGAACTCTATGGAAGTACTTTACTTGAGGGCGTCGGAGATTTTAATGCCGAGGGCAGCAGATACGAAGTTAAGGCGATAACATTTACAGGCGACTTTTCGGCGGGCGATACGATTAAAATTGACATGGACAAATTCTCAGTAACCCTAAATGGTCAAAGCTCGTTAAGCGCAATAACAGGCGATTTCTTTAATCTTTTAGAGGGCGAAAATAAAATCACATACTCGGATTCTTCGACAAACAGAAGTGTAATAATCACATTTGAATACAGGGACAGGTGGCTATAATGGTTAAGGTAATAAATTCATCAAATGAGACGTTGGCGATACTGCAAAATGTGGTGTCGCCGGTTTTAACAGAAGAGATAAACAGAGCATTTACGTTTAACTTTTCAACCGTAGTTGACAAAGATAAATCAAGCTATATAAATTATCAAAATAAAATAGAGGTCGAGGATAACTATTTCAATATCATTTATACCGAAGAAGAGAGAACCGCCGAAGGGTTGTCCGTAAAGGCAAGCTGCGAACACGTCAGCTATGATTTGCTTTCCGCGAGTTTTACGGCGGGGTTCACCGCTACAGGCCCGTTTTCAGCCGTTGCCACAGCCTTGCTGAGTGGTACAGGGTTTACCGTAGGTACGGTAGAGATCACCGCAAGTCAGACCATAAGCGTCAGCGAATCAACTAATGGAAGGGCGTTACTTTTACAACTTGCCACTTTGTACGGGGGAGAATTGAAATTCGATAAGTACGCGATTTCGCTTTT